GTCATACAGCCGCAAACATCAGCTATCTGCGCGCAAGTGATGACATCACCCGCGCCAAATTTTGCCAGCAATTTTTCAAGCGCGGCCGCATTCTCGCGTGCGGCTTTGCTGGTAGTGCTTTTGCGGTTGGCCTTGGCGGCCATCTGCTGGTCTTCCAGCTTGCTGGCCATTTGGGCCAGTTTTTTCTGGACAACCGGCGTTAAACGGCCGGCTGCAGCCTCCTTCAGGGCATACAAGTTTGTTACCTGGTTACCATTCTCAAAAACTACGTTAGCCATTTTAGCTCCTTACCGCCCGCGCGTGCGGGCAAATTTTGGGCGCAGTAATACCTACACCGCGCCCAGACGGTTACTAATTACACTCACTTTTGAGTGCACATATATATATTACTATTACTACCCTAAAATTCTAGGTTGCCAGCGGTGGGCGGTAGTTTTTGGCGGTTAACGGGAACTGGGAAAATTTTAAAATTGTTTGTGTTTTTTTTGTGAAAACTATTGCTTTTGGTGTTTAGGTGTGGTAAAATTTTGGCCCCAATTCATTATTCTAGGTTGAGGATAATACAAGGCATAAAATAAGCCCGGACAAAAGCCCGGGCGCAACAACTATTTTAGTTGCTTGTAATTTTTGCTGGCGGCTCGCCAGCCGTTGCCGTAAGTCTTCGGCTTCTTCGAGTGGCGCTTCTTGCACGCCAACAAAATGGCATGTTCCAACTCACAATCAGCCAGCGCCGTGTGTTGCTCACACTCATCTGGCGCGAGTATGTCCAAGTAGCGCGCGACGGTTTCCGCGCTGGTGCTGGGGTTTTTACAACTGTTACTGAAGTAACAGTTGTCAACGCACCATTTAACGTATTTTTTTGTTGAAGTTATTTTTGCACCAGCATAATCCCAAATATCGACAAACTTTAAGTTAGGCGAAAAAAACTCCGCTTGAATATTATTGCTGATAATCTCGCACGTATTCTTTAACGCTGCGAGGTCGAACTTAATGTTATAGGCGTACACCTCGCGCACGCCAAACTGCTCGCAGTCATGAATAAACTGCGCGCGAACGTCTGCAAAATGCAGATGCGCAATTTTGCCGGCGCGCATTGCGGGCTTGTAAAAGCTATCGCGCTTTTGGCCATAAAACGCAGACGCCATTAAGCTGGTGTTACAGAACACCTCACAAATAACACTGCTGCGGCGTACCAGCGGCTCGTTTGTTCTGTTGTCGTATATAATATACGACAAATCATAAACCAGGGAGTGCTCCCCCCTTACCTGGCGCGCGCCAGGTTGCAAAACGGTCTCAGTATCCAAAACTGCGTAACTCATTATTCTACCTCCAGAATAATTCATGCAAGCGCGGCTAACTTGCAGATATAAAATGCCGCTTAAGTAATTATATCACATAACGACAGAATGGTATTATTCTATTTTGAGGATAATATGGTGTGGGTGCAGAATCTGCACCCTTATACTCAATCGAGAATAATTAAAATAATGCCCTTGCGCAATGCAGAGTTAAAATTATTATTCTTTTGCTAGAATAATCCACTCACCGATTATTTTATTATTCTTACAAAAGATAACCACCTGCGGCTAAAATTCTACCACTCACTCACCGATTAAAATAACCGCTCACCAAATAGTCAAAATTATGTTTTTTTTGTGGAGACACAAACAATTGTTCTATTATTCTAAACCTAGTATAATCTCTGATGCTACCTGCCGCACACTAATATTATTCTTCTTTTGGATAATACCCCTTATTTTAAGGTACAAAATTTTTCTTGACTTTTGGCCAAATATGCCTGAGAGCCATTCTAAGCCGTTCTAAGCCCTACTTTTGAAAATTGCCTTATTTTAAGTTTTGGGAGTTTTGGGACTTGAAAATTTTTTATGAATTTTTTGTGAATTCTATTGACAGAGGCCTAGATGTTGTAGTAAAATTTTGGCCCCAATTGTACTCTGGTGAGAATAATACTAAACCTAGAATATTCTAAACTGAGAATAATACAAGGCATAAAATAAGCCCCGGCGGCTGGCCGGGGCTGGTAGGGGTTAAAAACTAGTATAGTCTTCAACTTTAATTGAAGACTTCATGAAGTCTTCTTCTTCTGGGTCATAGTAGCCCGGGTTCATCCACGCATTCCTAACATCCACCCAATCCCAGTCTTCAACGGCATAACATGAATACATTGCCAACTCCACTTTAGATAACTCATGCCCGCCCCATTCCTCGCGAGGGTTCTCTGCGAGGGCTTTCTCTGATGCCCTCGCCTCGCGATTAAAGAACCCCTCGGCTTTCGTAAGCGATTCATACACTGCAACGTAGTCTTCTGCAATATTTCCATACCAGTCAGTAATTACTGTTACATAAAACATTTTATTTGTTGAAGTAATCATTTGTTTAACCTACCTTACATAGTATTTTTTTATCAACAAAAACATGATATCACAAAAGCAGCCCCGCAGGGCTGCTAACTTTAAAATAATCCAAATGATTTTATTATTTTTTCTAGTAACAAATATCCGGATAAATAAAAACTAGCTTCTTCCATAGTTCTTATTTTATTTGTGAAACTATCATCATAAATAAACGTGTTACAATCACTAAACCTATCCATAAGCATATTTTGTAATTCTTTAAGGATTTTAATATCTTGCGTTGTAACATCTGGCGCAGGGCGTTCTGTTAACTGTTCTTGCAAGTTTTCCAAATCACCAACCGCCAAATCAATGTTCTGCAACTGTTCGTCATCGTTTTCGTAATACATCAACGACTCCAGGTCGCTGCTACCTTCTGCGACCGAACCAAGGTCGCGCAGACATTCCAGGGCATAACCAATGTTACTAACAGTTTCAGAATGTGTGTTAACGATAGTTTGCATCTTTAATCCTAACTACTAGGTTTAACATTACTATTCCATAATAAATGAATGCCGTTAAAATTGCAACTAAAAATTTTGTTGATTATTAAATAATAAACTGTTACAATGTTTCTAGTTGTTAAATCCAAAAGATAGGATTAAATTATGAGCAGAGTTAAATTAAATGGTGAGTATGAATACACTACTATTATTAGTAGCGTACTTGGGACAACCGCAGCCCAAGTGTACGCCACGCCAGGCTGGCCCGTCCGGCGCAAGGTGGCTAAAATTGATACCATTAGTAATACAGTATTGTTTTTTGGCGAGGTGTCAAAATTTGACATTGCAGCCGTGGCCCAAACTACGGCGCAACTGGGCTATCAAGTCAGGCCGTCAAAGTTTGCGGGCAAAGTAGCGGCTGGCCTTAAGGCTGGCCATAGTTGCTTTAAGTTAGCTTAGGCGGTGTGTACTATGGAGTTTAAATATAGCGGTGGTCTCGACCTAGCGGTGGCATACCTTGAAAAGTATGCCGCAGAGATTGAAGAACGCCAGGAAGAACTGGCAGATGAACTAGCCGTAGGTTTTGAAGATGACCAACGCCTGCATAATGAATTTTATGCAGGCGCAAGCAACTTGCATAGAATTAAAGCGGCCATACTAGCCGCGCGCAAGGCCCATGCCTTCTTGAGCGAATTTTACACACCAGAAGGCGCAAGCCTGCGAGAACTGATTGATTATTAGGCTTGTACCCGCCCCGCCCCACGTGGGGCGGGGTTTGGGGATATCGTTTGAAAATTTACTCATAGAGGTGCCGTTCACCCCATTCTCACGCAGTTAAGAAAAAACAGTACAAATTCACGCGGTCCAAAGAAAACCATTTTCTTTCTTTTCTCTCTTTTCTTTCTTTTGGAAAGATTAAAGAAGAAATATAATAAAAGAATATAACTAAAAACATTTAATAAAAACCAATAGGAGATTCAATATGTATATATTATATCATTAAAAATAAATATAGTCAACAAAAATATTTAATCAATAATAAAATATTTTATATAATATAATAAATAATAATATATAATATAGTAAATAATAATATATAATATAATAAATAATAATATATAATATAATAAATAATATATTGCGGCAAATAATTTTTTAAAATAGTTCTTGACAAATATAAAAAATATGGTATAATATATACAAAACATTGAACAAGGAGATTATAACAACATGATATTTGATTATTCACTAAAAACACCTGAGGAAAGGGTAGAATACTGTAAAGAAATATTAAAAAATTCAAACCCAACCACTAAAGAATTAGGTTATATGTCAGATTATATTTTATTTACATTTGACAAAAATCAAACCAAGAAAGAAAAAAGAAAAGAACGTCCAATTATTACAAAAAATAGACAAGTTACTATTGATAAACGTCAAACTTCACTAGAAACTTTGATAGAGAACCTAGAAATGGGCGAAAGTACGTTACACAACCTAATCAGAAATGATAAAAATCAGAAATTAGTAACAAAAGACCAAATTACAGAAGAAGAAATTGAAGTTTCCCCGCGACTAAAAGAGAATATCAAGGTGATAGAATCATTAAGCAAACAATTTCAAACAGCTACTGGACCAAAAAGATATTTTCTAAAAAAACAAATTATTGAAACATGGCAACAGATATATATTCTAAGAGCAGCCATGAACCCAGCACCATCTACCATTAAAGCATCTAACCAAATCAAAACATTTGCCAAAATGACAATAGATGAACATACATGGTTGGGTAGTAATGGCCTACCAAAATCAACAGGTGTTATTAATCTATACACACCTGAGCATGTGTCATTTCTATTATGTTACTACAATCAATTAAAACAAGAGTGCGGCGATGACCTACAATCTGACATGCACTTTTTGCTAATGGACCTAGAGAGAGTAACACATAATGCCTTAGCAGAACACTATCCTGCCTGCTATGACCTTTTAATTTGGAAAATAGATGGTCTATCAAATGAACAAATTATTAAAAAGATGGAAGCAAAATATGGAGTGCGGCACACCGCACAATATTATTCCTCCTACTGGAGAAAAAAAGTTCCAAAAATTATAGTTAAGCAAGCACAAAAAGAATGGTTAGAGTGGTACTTCACCAACAAAGAATATGGTTCTTGGAGAGAGTGCGGCAAATGTCACAAAATTAAATTGGAACACCCACTATTCTATTCCCGCAACGTACATGGTAGAGATGGCTGGTATTCAATTTGTAAAGATTGTCGCAGAGTCGGTGAAGAAACTATTCTAGCACAGAGGGGAGGTGAGTAATATTTCTAAGAAAATTAAGAAAAAATGTCCCAAGTGCGGCAAATCAAGAGATGAAACAGAATTTATGGTGAAAAGAGAAGGTGGAAGAATGGACGTCTGCAAAAGGTGCATGACCGCACTAGTAGACAATAGAGACCCTTCCACCTTCTTGTGGATTTTAGAAGAGTTAGATGTTCCCTACGTGGAAGATGTTTGGATTAGATTAACCAATGAAATCTATCTACAAAATCCCTCTAAATTTGGCCCATCTTCTGTTCTTGGTATATATAAAAGACAACTTCAATTATCACAATACAAAGGCTATGGATTTGCGGACAGTGATACACTAAACAAAAGAAATAGAGGTAGCGATGACGCTGCTATGGAATACTATGATTCTTTAGTAAAGAAACTAGAGGCAGGTAAAATTTCACAGCAACAATTTGATGCGCTCAATCCTAAAAACAAACCATTAGAATTTGTAGAAGATGTCCCGCACACAGCAACGGAAGAACCAATGGAGGAAGAAGTGAAAGAAGATTTGGTTGAAAAAGCTATTCCCGCAACTACTACTAAAGTAGAAAATTCCACCTCTACTGGTGAACAATTTATTCAACCATTTGAACAGGTGCGGGAAAATGAAATCAATAGTCAACTTACAGAAGAAGATATTCAATACCTAGCTGTTAAGTGGGGGACTATGTATAAACCTACAGAATGGGTATACATGGAAGACCTTTACAGTAAATATGTAAAAGAATATGAAATGAACACTGACCGCGAAAATAGTTTGCGGAAAATCTGTAAAACTTCCTTGAAATTTGACCAGGCTATGGACGTTGGTGATGCTAATGCGGCAAAATCATTTGCTAGTATTCTTGACCAATTGAGGAAGAGTGCTAAGTTTACTGAAGCACAGAATAAAGAAGATGAGCAATCTCACTACCTAGACTCTGTTGGTGAACTAATAGCCTTCTGTGAGATGGAGGGGGGTATTATTGAGCAATACCCTGACCCGCAAGACTATCCACAAGATAAAATTGATATTACCATTAGAGACCTACAAAACTATACTCAGAATTTGGTAAGTAATGAACATAACCTTGGTAATATTATTGAATCTTACATTAAGAAACTAGAAGCCAAAGAGAAAGAATCTGCGGAGCCTGAAGAAAATCAAGTAACCTCTGAGGGAGAAGAAGAGATAATCGCTAGGTCAAAAGAATTTGAAGAAGTATATGATTTTTCTAATTATATACAAAATGAAGTTGAGCAAGAAGCTCAAATGTTACTACAAATGACAGGAGGTTTGGACCTTTAATGGCTTTAAAAGATTTATTAAAAACTGTTAATAAAAAACAAAAGAAAGAGGATTATGTAACCAAGGAGATGCTATTAGAGAACCAAGACAAGTTGCGGTCAATCATTTCCTATTGGAGAGTATATCCCGATAGGTTTGTGGACTTCATGTGTAGCCTTAATCCTAACAACGCCTTCCATTTTTATTTTTATCAAAGATTATTTTTGCGGTGTACGTTTAGATACCAATATGTTTATGCAACATTTGTCCGCGCTTGGTCTAAATCTTTTATGTCTGTTATGTCTTTGATGTGTAAATGTATATTATATCCTAGAGCTAAGATATTTACTGTAGCTGGAGGCAAAGAGCGAAAATTTTGCTCAGAATTATAGAAATATAGTTTGTAAATTTTTTGAATTGCTGGAAAATCCTAATAATTATTCTACCTCTTTTGGTTAGGTTGTTGAAAAACAGAAATAAAGGATAATTTGGTATATGCGGCAACGCTACGTACTTGATAATGGACAATCAGCAGCTAAGGTGGAATTTTGAATATACAAGAAAGAATAAATAATCGTTATCCAAGAGAAAAATTAAAAGTTATCCAAGGTGGTAAAGTAACAAAGCCAATAATAATTGAATGCTTAACGTGCGGCAAAATTAAAACATATGCTAAAGCGGACGGGGTTCTAAATCATAAAGGTAAAAAATATGTTTGTGAAAAGTGTGGTAAAGGTTTATTCTATAAAGAAAAATTTTGTAATAAATTAAAAGAGCTATACCCTAATGATAATTTAGAAGTGTATGAATATACAAACGGAAGTAGCAATACAACAATTAAATGTTTAAGATGCGGGAAAATTAATAAGTACGATAAAGCTAAAAATGCCTTAAGACATATAAGGCCATATTTTTGCTCTAATTGTTATCCGCAGAAACAGCAATTTTCTGTCGCGACTAAGAAGAAATTTCTTGAATTTATAAATAATTCTAAAAATTGGGAGCTAGTAGAACCAATTGAAAATAAGATTATTCAATCAAAGGATAAAGTAAAATGTAAATGTTTACGTTGCGGCAATGTGTCTTTCAAAAATATGAATGAATATTTAAAAAGAGGCTGTACATATTGTTCCGGGACTATGTTAAAAACGCATGAACAATTTGTGTCAGAAGTAAATAATGAATTTGAGGCTTTGGATAAGTACGTAAATGCTTATACTAAAATAAATTTATTGCATAAAAGTTGCGGAAATATATACAAAACGTCTCCGCATAATTTCTTTAAGAATAATCAAACCTGTCCTTTTTGCTCAAGTAAAAGAAGCAAGGGAGAAAAGAAAATTAAAGATTTCCTAAACCGCAATAATATGCTATATGAAGAACAATTTTTATTGGCTATTGGTAATAAAAAAGTTATTATAGATTTTTACTTACCGCAATATAATTTTTACATAGAGTATAACGGGGAACAACATTATCACCCTGTTAAATTTTTTGGGGGATTAGAATCTTTTGAAAAGCAACAAGAAAGAGATAGATATGTCAGGGAGACATTAAAAGAAAAATTAATAGAGATAGATTATAAAAATTTTAATAATATAGATACTATTTTGTATGATAAAATTCTACAAAGTTCAGAGACTAATAAGTCACAAGTCAATAATGGTGATTAAAAGTGGAAAACTGCCGCAAGGTAGAAGATATAGTCCAATCTTTACAGTAATGTAAAGCAGTTATTGGTTTAACGCTTTTGGTTTGACGAGCCAAAGGGAATATAATGAAAGTGCCTCTATTCTGGAAGCAAAGGTTGGAGAAATATGTGATTTAATTCCTGCCTTTGAAAAAGAGATTATCTGGGACGTTAGAGGAACAAGAGCGAAGACAAAACAGAGTAAAGATACAGTGGTTTATACATTTCGCAATGGGTCAACAGGCTCATTTTTCTCTAATTGCTGGAACATCTTTAAAGTAAAGACAATCAGCAGCTAAGTGAAGGAGTTGACGTGAAGGCTGAGCAGATATATAATAAATATCCTAAAGAAAAATTAATGGTACTACAATGTAAAGAAGATAAAACCCCCTGCAAAATTAAATGCTTAGAGTGCGGCAAAATTTATACTTTCAAACATGGTGTAAATGCCATATCTCCGCAAAGAAAAGTGATTTGTAAAGAGTGTGAAAAAAGAAAAAAGAATAATAATAATTTTATTAAAGAAATAAAAGAACAATTTGCGGGTGAAGAATTTGACATTATTAATCTATACAAAAAAGATAGACCTATAGATATTAAATGCCGCAAGTGCGGGAAAATATATCATTATGAATTTGCTAGTACTATTAAAACTAAAGAATATATCTGTAATCAGTGTAATAATATAGATAACGAATATCTATATTCTTCTTTTGGTAGATTATTAAATAAAGAAGAATGGCAAGTGATTACTCAATTTGATAATTATGACAATGGAAATCAATTAATAGAATGTAAATGTAACAATTGCAGGAAAATTTCTAGGCATACGTTGTTAGAATATTTAGAAGGAGTAAAATGCACATGTTTTATAAAGAATAAAAATCAATTAAAGCAATATTGTAATAAAAATGGATATGAGCTATTAAGTATAGATGATAATTTTAATAAGATTAAAATTAAACATAATTGCGGCTACTGGTATAATGCAAGAGTTGAGAGGTTTATCACAGGAAGCCAAAGGTGCCCAATGTGCCGCAAACTTTATTTACTGGCATATAAAACGGTAGAAAATTATTTAATCAAAAATAATATTAAATATAAAACAAATGCTCCAATATTTATTGATGAAAGATTGATAAAAGTTGATTTTTATTTAGAGAATAATCAAAAAATATGTTTATTACCATTAGAGAGAATAGAAGATGAATCAATTATTTATATTTCACGTCAAGAAATAGAACAAATAAGGTCTATTTTAACTTCAAAAGTTCAACGACCAGTGCTTTTGCACGTACCTTAGAAGTGTTTGCTAAGGGAAAAGGGAAAAGATTATTTTAATAATCAAGATATGGTCTAAACTATATAGTGATATATAGACGTTTTAAAAACTGCAATTAAAGTAGCGTTTAATTGTGAATAATATGCTGAGTTGCGGAATGTGGCTGCAACCGATTCTACTCGTGGTAAACGATTTAATGCGGGGCTGATGGAAGAGTGTGTTGGTATTGACCAAGACATTCTTAAAACTGTTATTATTCCTACCATGAATGTAGATAGAATGGTAGCGGGGAATTGTCCTGACCCTAATGAGCAATTAAATCAATCTCAAATCTACATCACCACTGCTGGTTATAAAGGTACATTTGGTTATGACCAGTTGATTCAAATTCTTTGTCAGTCAGTAGCTAGACCAAAGAAAGCAATAGTTCTAGGTGGTTCTTGGAGAGTTCCTGTCTCTGAGGGACTACTTGGGAAAAACTTTATTGATGATTTGCGGGCAGATGGTACTTTTAATGAAGCTAGCTTTGAGAGAGAATATGAATCAATTTGGACAGGTGATGTTGAATCAGCATTCTTTAATGTGGATAAATTTGACAAACATAGAGTGATTAAGAAAGCTGAAACTAAATATAGTAATAAAATTGGTAAAAATGGTTACTATGTAATGGGTGTTGACGTTGGTCGCAAAGAGTGTACAACTGAAATTGTAATTCTAAAAGTAACACCATGTATTACTGAAGAAGGTTTGAAAACACTAAAACAAGTAGTAAATATTATTACTTTAAGTGAAGAACACTTTGGTATGCAAGCCATTAAGCTAAAAAAAATCTTTAGAGATTTCAAATGCCGCATAGCTGTAGTTGACGGTAATGGTTTGGGACAGGGCTTGGTAGATGCTTTAACAGTTGATACACTAGACCCAGAGACTGGAGAAACATTATATAACTGGGGTGTTTACAATGACCCAAATGGTACATATAAAAACCTTCAAACCCAAGATACAATTCATAATGCAATGTATATCATGAAAGCTAATCAAACCATCAACTCAGAATGTTACTCCTATTGTCAAACAGAATTATCTAGGGGACACCTTAAGTTCTTAATTGATGATATGATAGCAAAAGATGAATTAATAGCATCGGCGGGATATAGTTCAATGTCCGCGGGCAAGGTAGCAGAATATCTAAAACCATATGTTAATACTAGCATTTTGCGCGAACAGATTCTTAACCTAGTGGAGACTAGACAAGGCGCGCACATTATCCTTGAACAAAACAATCGTAGTATTCTAAAGGATAAGTTTTCTGCGCTAATCTATGGTCTTTACTATTGTAAATTAGAAGAAGATAGAAATGCCCGCAAAAAGACTAGGAACATTGAAGATTTTATGTTTTTTAATTAGTGGACAAAAAGTAATTATTAACCACTTAGAAAAATTATACTATATAGATAAAATTTTTTGGGGCAGAAAGGAATAATCCTCTGCCCTAAATTTTTAGTACTATATAGGAAGTGAGAAGACTATGTTATCTTCTAATTTAGAAATTAAGATTCATCTAATCCTAGAGTCTCTTGGTATTAATTTTAAAGAGGAATATGAATTTGATGACTTAATTAGTTCTAGTGGAAGGAAACTTAGATTTGATTTTGCTATTTTTGATGACAATAATAATCTAGTTTGTTTAATTGAAGCTCAAGGAAGACAACATTATCAATCTGTCAAAGCCTTTGGGGGCAATAAGGGATTACACCGACAGCAGTATAATGATAATATGAAGAGACAATATTGTTTGAAGAATAGAATTAAACTAGTTTCTATTCCATATTATGATGAAAATAAATTAAGTAAAGATTATCTACTTAGGGTAATCAATGGATATTAACAAACCATAGGAGGTGAAATATTGGCTATATTAAAGGATAAATCTCAAAGAGATTTTAGGCTAACCAATTCTACACCGTCCTTAGATTTTAATCAAATTAAAGTTGGAAAAGAGAAATTGTCTAATGATGTTTTTCTAAATACAGATTATTATAAAAAGAAAGATTATAAATTTAGACAAGAAGATATTGAACGCGCTATTGTAAATAACAATTATAAGACAATGCGGGAAATTTCTAATCTCTTTTTTAATAGAAGTGGTATCTATTCCCGCCTATGTAGATACATGGCAGGAATTTATAGATATGATTTATTTACAACACCAATTGTCTATGACAGTAAGATTAAAAATGAAAAAGTTGTAGAGGGTTGGTACAAAGCTTGCAACCTCTTGGAACAATGTAATTTGAAACGTAACTTCGCGAAAATTGCACTAAGGGTTGTTAAGAACGGTTGTTACTATGGTTATAGAGTTGACCAGAAAACAGCCAGTTATCTCCAGGAACTCCCAGCTGACTATTGCCGCAGTCGTTATGACGTTAATGGTAAATATGCTGTTGAGTTTAATATAAAGTATTTTGAAAATTCTTTTAAGGACATTGACTATAGAATTAGAGTATTAAAAATGTTCCCTAAAGAATTTCAAAAGGCTTACATCTCCTACAAAAATGGGACTCTTGTAAAAGATTTTGCGGGAGATGAAAAAGGTTGGTTCCTCTTAGACCCTGAATATGCGGTGAAATTTAATTTGAATAATAGTGACGCGCCACTATTCTTTTCAGTTATTCCCGCGATTCTTGATTTGGAGGACGCTCAAGAATTAGATAAAAGAAAGATGGAACAACAACTTCTTAGAATTATTGTTCAAAAAATGCCAATTGATAAAAATGGTGATTTGATTTTTGACGTTCAAGAAGCTAATGCACTCCACCGCAATGCGGTCAATATGTTAAGTAAAAGTATCGGTGTTGATGTACTAACTACTTTTGCGGACGTTGATAGTATTGACTTATCTGATAAAAGCAATGTTTCTTCTGTTGACCAACTAGAAAAGGTTGAACGCACGGTTTATAATGAATCTGGCGTTGCCGGAATGTTGTTCAATACAGATGGTAACATTGCTCTTGAGAAATCAATCGCAAATGACGAAGCTATTATGATAGATTTGTTATATCAATTTGAAGAATATGCTCAATCATTGTTAAAGCCCTTTAATAAGAACCCTAAGAGATTGCGGTACAAAGTTCAAATACTTCCTACCACAATTTACAATTATAAAGATTTAGCGAGTACTTACAAAGAGCACACAATGCTTGGTTATTCTAAACTGTTGCCGCAAGTTGCTTTAGGTCAGTTCCAGACCACTGTTATTGCGTCAGCTTACTTTGAGAACGATATAATGAATCTTAATGACCTATTCATAGCTCCGCAAATGTCATCAACCATTAGTTCTAGCGACAAGGACTCTAGCTCTACTGGGTCTGGTGACAAAGGTGGCCGCCCTGAAAAAGATGATTCTGAAAAAGCAGAAAAGACTATTCAGAATATTGAAAGCGGTGCCTAAATTATGGAAAATAAATTCTTAGCTTTGAGGGAAGGAGGTAGAAAAGAATAAATGGCTTTGAAGAATAAATCAGAAATTTCTGTAATCAATTCTCCTGAATTTATTAATCTCCAACCCTTAGATGTTAATCCTTTAATGTCTAAATGTCAAATTAAAGTATTTTATCTAGGTCAAAACCGCAATGGCTCTTATATTAATAGAGAAACAGCTGATGAAATGGCTAAAACATTGCGGGGTGTACCTATCGTTGCCTCTTGGTATGAAGATAAAGAGGATTATGGTGACCACGGGCATGTGTTACATATTGAAAATAATGAAGTATCATTCTCTACTGTAACTGTACCTTATGGTTTTGTAAGTCCAGATGCGGAAGTTTGGTATCAACAGTATACTGACACAGATGAATTTGGCAATAGCGTTGAGCGCACCTATCTTTGTACTACTGGTTATCTTTGGACTAGTCAATATGAAGAACTAACCAAAGTAATTACAGAAGGCCAACCCCAGTCTATGGAGTTAGATGAAAGCACTTTAGATGGACATTGGGCACAAGATAGTAATTCAGGTATAGAATTTTTTATTATCAATGATGCAACATTTAGTAAATTATGTATTTTAGGTGATGACGTCGAACCTTGCTTTGAAGGTTCTTCTGTAGAGCCTGTAACATACTCTCTAAATGATACTGCATTTACTAATACATTGTTCTCTATGATGAACGATTTGAAAGATGCTTTACAGTATAAAGGAGGGTCGGATATGCCTAATGAAGTAGAAGAAGCAGTAGAAGAAACTGTTGATTTTACTGAGCAAGAAATTGCGGGCGATACTGACATTGAAACACCTGCTGAGGACTTTGCCGCAGACGAAGAAGCTTCTGAAGAAACAGAAGAAGACTTTGCCGCAAAGGAAGAAGCTTCTGAAGAAGATGAAGAGAAAAAGGACGAAGAGTCTGAATCTGAAGATGAAGAAGAAAAACCAGCAGCAGAGCACTCTTTAGAAGATTATGAAGCACTTGTTGCGGAAAATCTCTCTCTTAAAGAGGAAGTTGAATCACTTCGTGAATTCAAGTTAGGCATTGAAAATGCTCAAAAAGATGCTCTAATCAATAAGTATCATATGCTTAGCGATGAAGATAAAGCAGATGTTATCGCTCATAAGAGTGAATATTCAATTGATGAAATTGAATCTAAACTTGCTTTGATTTATGTACAAAGAAATGTAGATTTTGAAACCCTAACAGGTGAATCTGAAGAACCATCTGAAGACGTTTCTGTTACATTTTCACTAGATGAAGAAGTCGCGGGGAATGCTGTACCTAGTTGGGTAGAAGCACTCCGTCATACAAAAGAATAGACAAACTTGAAGGAGGAAATAGCTCGTGGCTATTACTATTAAAAAGGACGGTTACGCCCAGGTAGAGCCAAATCATGTCTCTGCTCCACGCGATGGCCGTGTTTATGCGCAGCTACCTGCCGCGGACGATATTGAGGTCCTAGAGCAAGGTACTTTTGTTAAATATGATTATGCTAAGGGTGAAGTAAACTTTACAGGTGCAGGCCCTTGGTTTATGGTTTACAATGAAGAGAAGCTCTATGATGAGCGTTATCAGATGCATAAACATTTTGCAATGAAGAAAGAAGAAGCACAAGGTGGCATTATGACCCCTCGTGTTTTTGGTATCGTTGCAGGTGACATCTTTACTACTAATGCTGTAGTTGAAGGTGAGTATGAACTTGGTGACCAGGTAGCTCCAGGTGCTGATGGTATTCTTGCACCTCTTGGTGAAGGTGCTGAAGCTGACCTTGTATTTGAGGTTTGCAAACTCTACACCATGCCAGATGGTCAGCCAGGTATTAAACTACGTTGCATTCAGGCTCGATAATCGAAGGAGGGGAATAGTTAATGGATTACAAAAATTTACGTGCTCTAGCTTCTGCGGCTGTTAAGGCCGAGAAGGGTGCTGCTGTTGCTTACTCCTTTGGTGAAGAGAAGTTTTCTACAGCAGAAGTTAATAAAGCTCTTTTTACAGAGTTGAATAAACTTTGCGGTGATTATCGCGATTACCGTGAAAATAAAAATCTAGTTTTCCGTCTTATTGAGGAAACTATTGATGAAGTTCTTCCTACCAAGGTTGAAGAACAATACATGCAGTTCGCTGAAACCAAGAACATTGCTCAGGGTGACAAGGCTGTATTCAAGAAAAAGATTACAGAAGCTTCTCGCAAACGTGCAAAGACTTTCGTTACACGCGTTGGTCTAGCAGGTCGCTATGAAGTATTCAAGCTTGATGGCCAGACCCTTGAAGTATTCCCAACAGCTATTGGTGGCGCAGCCCGCATTGAGTTTGAGGAACTTCTTGATGGCCGTTGGCAAATCTCTGAATTTGTTGACGTAATTCTTGAAGGCGTTGATGAATTTATTTACAAAGAGATTGCTAAGGCTCTTGAGGCTGTAGTTGATTCTCTCCCAGAACCTAACAAGGCAGAGGTTGCTGGCTTTGATGAAGATACTATGGACGAACTTCTTGCAATTGCGGACTCTTATGCAAAATCTGCAATTTATTGCACCTATGAGTTTGCGGCTAAGATGATTCCTGCTGAAGGTTGGGTATCCAATGAAATGAAGAATGCCCACTGGACACAGGGCTATCTTGGTGATTACAAAGGTCACCAGGTAGTTGTTCTTCCACAGTCTGTAGAAGACGAAACAAATACTACTAAGGTTATTGACCCAGCTCAGGCTTACATTATCCCTACTGGTACTGATAAACCTGTTAAGCTAGTATTTGAAGGCCAGATGCAGATGCGTGAAGTTGAAAACAACGATGACTGGTCACGCGACATTCAATTCTATCAGAAGTTCGGTGTTGGTGTATTCACCAATAACTGGATGTGCTCTTATCGTAACACTAACCTCAAGAAAGAGACCCGTCACACTGCTTGAGAAAATCCAGTGCCACCAACTTTAGACCCAACTCCAGATGACAGCAACATTGATTCTACTCCGGTAGTTCCAGATGATGTTGTTGTCTCTAATGTAGTCAATGCGGGGGACTATGATACAGTAACTGAAGCATTAAACGCCGTATCAGCAGGTGAAACATTATCAATCCCTGCTGGTACGATAGTTACTGAGAGTCTAACCATTGACAAAGACATAACTATTGAAGGTAACGGGGCTACTTTTACAGCCCCTATCTCAATTAGTTCCGCTAATGTTGTAATAAATAATGCTAACCTCACATATGAAGGTTCGGGCAAAAGTGATAAGACCGCTATAGTCAGCACAACAGGCGCGACTAATTTCACATTAACTAATAGTACAGTTTCAGGGTCTACCCGCACAGGTCTATCTCTAACCACTTCTGGCGAAGTAGTTCTTGATGGCAACACCTTTGATGCGGGCGATGGTAAAATCTACAATATGATTGAATTCGCTATCGGTAGTAACAAACCAAATCTAGCAGGTGCTACTATCTCTAATAATATCTTTACAGATGTTCTTGGAAATAATGCTATTAGTTTCTATAATGTTGCTGATGGTGCAGTTATTAACATTGAAGGCAATGCCTTTAATAAGATTGATACTGACAATAATCCAATTAGACTTAGCAACGTTAAGAATAATTCTGCTACATTTAACATTAAGAATAATACATATTCTTATAATTCAGATGAAGCTACTGAGTACACAGGATTTATCCTTTGTCAAGATTATACCAAGAGTAGTGGAACTGAACAGCAATTTAATTTGTACACGATTAACGTTGAAAACCTCAAGCGTGGTGATACTCTCATCACTTCTAATGGTGAAGGTCTTGACCGCGTTTGGTATGTTTATGAAGATGGTACAGGTATTCTTGCTATTGGTGAGAACGACCCTGTTGTCAACTTCGTGGCTTAAAGTTAATTGCGGGGAGAGGTTTATTCCTCTCCCCATTTTTTGAGATACAAGGAGAAAATTAATATGACAATTAAAGATGAAACACTTATTCAAGTACGAAATCTAATGGACCATTTGGTAGTCTATAAAGATGAAAATACTAATACCCGCAGACGTTTTGAAAAGGGGTCTGTTATTAAGATTCCCGCGGGTGAAATTAGACGTATGATGTATCAAAAAGGGACAAGAATTTTGTTCCACGACTATCTATGTATTGAAAATAAAGAGCTAGCGGCAGAGTTTGGTATCACAGAAGATATGGTTGAGTATTGGTGGACTGAGCAAGATGTTGACAGAGTTCTAACCACTGGTTCTATGGATGAATTATTAGATGCATTAGATTTCGCACCTGATGGCATTAAAGAAATGATTCGCAGGCGTGCAATTGAATTACGAATCAGCGATATGAATAAAAGAACGGCAATTGAAAAAGCATTAGGTTTCTCTGTTACCAAAGCCATTGAATTGGCAGCTGAAGATGATGATAATGAAGTTGTTGAGGAACAACCACGTGCCCGCAGAGTGCGCAAAGATGTAGAACTACCTACTTCTGGAAGACGTGCCAAACAATAGGAGGGGGAATGTCAGAAGAGACAACTCAAAATACTTCTTTTCAAGAAATGTATGATTTCTTCTTAGGTGGTATCACAGATGATATGTTCATGGAAATGACAAAAGAAGATACAGAAGAATTACTTGAAGAGATTTTAATTGCGGCACTTCCTAGTTTTGAATTTCCTAGGTGGAATGAACCTTTTGACTTAGATTTGCAAAATAAATGTTTTACAGCCAAACTAACATCAGAAGAAATGATGATTATTCGTTGTTATATGATTGCGGAGTGGCTTGGATTTCAACTTGCTAATGTAGATTTAGTAAGGCAGAAATATAGTGGAAGTGATTTTTCTTTTACTAGTCAGGCTTCACACATGAAACAATTAATTAGCATGAAAAAAGAATATGAATCTAAGGCATTCCATTTACAAAGAGTATATTGCCGCAGACGTAAAGATGAAAAAGGTTATACTAGGTCAACCTTTGATAAATTGATGGAGACGGATAATGATGTGCAGTTACAACGTAGAAGTTTCAGTCGATTCCGTTAAAAACAATTTAACTAGAATTAGGAATCAAATATTTAGATTGCTTCCCACTAGAGAAGAAAATGGTGAATGGATTAAGCCATTAGAGACTTTAATTATAGAATTGACTGGTTTCTTTGAATTATTTCCTTCTCAAGAAAATATATTAAGTTTGGTATGTAAACTTGAAGGACTAAAAACTGGCGGTGACGAGGTTGACTTTATGCTCTTCCGCCGCACAATTTTTGAAACATGTAGTCTAGTAGGCAAGGTGATTGATGAATGTCAATGAAAAATTTAGCAGCTAGACTGCAATATAATGGTGGTGACCAACTTGGTAGAATTAATCAACAAAAATTAAATTCTTTGCATTGGGCTTTGCGGAACTCCTATAATTCCCGCAAAATTAAAACACCTAATGGAAGTGTTTTCTCTTGTTTGATTAAAACTAATAATTTAAAAGCAGACTATGACAAAGAATATATTTCTGTAGATTTTAAAAGTGGATTACAGCAGGGTGATACTTTTGAAGTGTTAGATAACAGTACACATTGGATGGTATATCTTCCTGTGTTTGCGGAAAAAGCATATCTCCGCGCAGAAATTATCAAATGTAATTACACTTTAGATATAGATGATTCCACCTATTGGATTTATTTACAGGGTGCTACAGAAACAGATATTTCTTGGCAAAAAAACAATAGTATTGCTTTTAATGAATTAAATATTTCAGGTACTATTTATATTAAAAAAGATTCTAAAACTACTAATTATTTTCATAGATTTTCTAAAATTAAAATAGATGGTCATGTTTATGAAATTCAAGTGGTAGATGAATTAACAGTACCTGGTATTATAGAACTTGAAATTCAAGAATATTATGATAATACTATTGCGGAACTTCCTGAGATTATCAAACAGGAAGACAATGATTCTATTATAGGTAAAACAATAGTATTGCAAGATTCCACTATTGGTTATACTATCAAACCTGAATATTATAAACCTGAATTAGAGTGGAAGGTTGCGGACAATCCTAGGGTTAGAATTGATTCTATAGTAGATAATGGCCGCATGTGCAGGGTTAGGGTTTATCCTGGTGCTATTGGTAGCTATAAATTATATTATGGCGAGCATGAGCTTGAAGCTACTATTCAGTGGGAAAAACCAGTAATCCAAGGCCCGCAATTAGTATTCCCTTATGACATTCACACATATTTCTTGAAAGACAATACTGGAACATTTAGTTTAGATACTAAATTGGCTAGAATTAATTCTTTTACAGATAATTCTTGTGAAGTTGAAATAATTTCAGGTAAAAAAGGTGAATTTGTTCTCTACTGTGAAACAGAAGAAGAGAAATATGAATTACCTATTACTATTAAATCTATGTAAGGAGGGAAGATGAAACACAAAACTACTTTACTTGCTAAAAATTTTAAAAACACTTTCCTCTCCTGTGAAAAAGACCAAGAAACCATTTGGCGCAAGTTATTTATTGAATCTAAACCATATAGTGATAAACTGAAACGACTATTGGTTGTTAATACTAAAGATTGTTTAGACGAATCACAATATCAATATAAAACCCAAATTGATAAAATGACCATTAAAGAATTGCGGGACAAGCAATATATTAAAGTTACACCCAAGCTTTCTTT